CATGAGAAAAAGCGTTTTTTACACGTTGTCCGGGGCTCTGCTTCTTAGAACCAGTTTTCCCGCCTCCTTCATATATATTATCCCCTCCTTCGTACATATCATCTGAATAATTGCCCTTCCCTGTTTCATATAATTTGGCTTTTGGTCTGCCTTCCTTATATCCTTCTGTAAACCCTTCTATTATTTCATCAGATGGTTCTTTTTCGTGGATATCAACAAGTGGTTCGATATTATTAAAATTATATTTGTTTGATTTCTTCTTTTTTTTAACGTTTTTTATTTTATGAATCATATTTTCCGTTTGAAAATCTTTGATATGCGTATTGTTATCCTTTTTTCCTTTACTAAATGTTTTTTTTAAATTTCTTATATTATCAATACTATCATTAAGTGTTTCCATATATTATATCCTTTATAATATAAGCATCTATAAAAAAGCGTTACACATACGCAAAACATTATTTCGCATACAGCATGCCACAATTTCCTCCGACGAATGATAACACATTGTATCTTTCTTCAAATAAGACAAGATTGTAATTGTAATCATATAATCTCCAGTTTGATTTCCTTACACCAACGGGATTTCCTTCCAAATCACAAATTACATCAAACTGTGAATTAATCTCATCAATCGGAGGAATATACGTTGTAATTTCTAATTCAATGTTCTTGAATTTACTTAGATTAATAGCTCCCGATGGCTGGTAGTCAAACGGGTTTGTATTGAGGCAAAAGTTATAACAGTATAATCCGTCTTGAGCGTTTCCCTTTGTGCGTGTGTATTTCTCAATGTATTCATAAACCCCATGAGTTAATATATTTTCACGATATTCTCCATCTAATAAAATGCCCATAGTTTCTAACATATGTTTTCTATTTTCTACAGCATACGCACCAGTTACAGATATACCAGTTGGTTGATTTTCTTCAGGGTGTATATTAGGTTGTGATAAGACCCCTGATTCTGAACTGGTATTTACAGGTATAGCTTGTCCGTCATTTGCGTAACGATAGACATCAATGTCTCTGGGAATATTGCGATACGGCCAATTTGTATAATTAGACCATTCATTTCTCAAGTTAGCATCGTTGCGTTGTAAATACCACATCCAACTTGCTACCATGCCGTTTGTTTCGACCTTTAGTTTCTTTGTCCCAGTGACATTTTCAAATGTATATTGGTGTACGTCCTTCACTAAATACACTTGGTCTTTTGCCGCAAATAATTTGGCTTCGTCTTTAGAAAGGAAACAATAAGTAGACATTAAATGAACGTCTGCGTTCCATGTAGATATTTTGTTTTCGTAACTTGATGGAGAAACGTCAGGAGAAGGAGGGGTTTGTAAATAGCGATACATTTGGAATTGTGACTGATTAAAGTCTGGTTGTACGTAAGGATAATAGTTTTGGTAATCATATGGATCACGGACTTGAAATAGTTCCCGAATCGGACGCATTGTAACATTTATAGTGAGCTCGTTGTATTGAAGCGCGATCAATGGAAACGCAGAACCATTATTCAAAGTGAACCAACTATTGAGGGGAATGTATAAATTTCTACCACGTATAGATGGCTCTGCACCCGCTGTATTAGATGTATAGTAGGTAGAAGGATATGTATTTATTCTTGTGCCACTGTTAGCAGGATCGTTGATTTCTGTAAGATTGCCTGTCATTTTATTAAATAGGTGTTTTTTTTCTTCACTAAAATCTCTTTCGACCATCGCAGCAATATATTCGCCAGAATATCTTTGTAAGTTAAGAGAACCACAATTTATTTCTATTTCTTTAATCATGTGGGTGCCAATATTTTTAATCCAACGAAAATCATATGGAACCCACCTGAGTAGTGTGCCGGGCGTGGAAGAGTTGGCTGGACTAGGATGATGTATCGGGCTCCAAATATCAGGCAATGTAACAACAATATAAGTATCCATTAATAATTCAGCATATCGTGGGATCTTAAAAGAAAAAGTTGATGGTTCGTTCAATCGCAATTCTCGAAGTCCACTATAATCGATACGGAATTTCTGTAGTCCAAAATTACTGTATTTGCTATAAGTTACTTTGAAAAATGTTTTTGTCGGATTTCCAGTTAAAATAGTATTATTATTTCCTACAGAAACTATATTTAGCAATCCGCCTGCCATTAATTTAGATTATATATATAATATTATATTTGTTATGGATTAAATTAATTGTTTTTCTGTAGTAGTAATATATATCAAATGAATTTTTATGAAAAATTATTAACATTGTTGACAGTATTAATATTGCTATATGTATTTTCTCAACTATCAAAACATCATCTTTTTTCTTATACTACCGAACCTTTTCAGACAAAAAAAGAAGAAAGACTAGAATCTTTTATAGGGACCCCAAAGAATGAGTTAAGTAACTTAGAGAATAAAGACGTTCCGACAAATATAATTTCAGTTAAAAAAGAGTTAACTAGTGAAACATTGAAAGAATATGTGATAAAAGGCTCGTATAATACCGCTATCACAGGCAATTATGTGAATTTAGATATGATTAAATATGTATTGTCAAGGGGATGTAGATTTGTTGATTTTGAAGTGCTATTTTTTGATGATAAAGCTGTTGTATCTACTACAAGTGATCCAAATTATACAGTAATTGATACAGAGAACGTAATACCATTATCATCTGTTTTATCTGCGACTGTATCACAAGCATTTTCTCGTCCTTCGCCCAACTTTAAAGACCCATTATTTATACATTTACGCATTAAGTCAAAGGACGCAACAATATATAAACGGGTTGGAAAGGCAGTAGATTTTGCTTTGAAGAGTAAACTGTATGAAGGAAAAATAGATAAAAACACCAAGTTGTCAGATATTATGGGAAAAGTGGTGTTAGTTATTGATAAAACGGTTGACCGCGATTACCGTAAACATACTGAATGTTCTCCGGGTGAAAAAAATTGTTATGCGTTAGATAATTTTATATCACTAGAAAGCGGTACCGAAGTTATGAATAATCAAAATTATAGTCAAATATTGAATGAAAAAAATAAGCAACTTACCGTTCGCGACAATAATAATTTATCTACGGACGTAGAGAGTTATCGGTTGGCATTGCCAGACAAAAAACTAGACACTATGCGAAATCCGGGGGTCGAGAATATGGTTATGAATCATATTATTCAAATTGTGCCATACAGGTTTTATATTAAGGGGGATGAGTTAGATGAGTATGAAACACTTTTTAATGATTTAGGTTTTGCTATAACACCGCTATCAAGCACACATGCGTATTATACTTCAAAAAACGCATAAATAAAATGTTATTATAATATATAAATAATATTATAATGAAGAAACCTGAAAAGAAGAATATAGGGAAGTCAAAAGGACCTTCTGCCTGTGACAACAAAATGTCTTTTGAAGAATGTGAATTGGCAGTATTAAGACAGGCTGTAGATGATAATGAGAAATTAAAAGGGAGAAGCATAGTTCAAAGTGAAGAGATACAAGAAATATTGAAAATAGTAGAAGAGTTTATCATTAACAAAAAATTAGTTTGCTATGGAGGTACCGCCATTAATAATATACTCCCGAAATACGCTCAGTTTTATGATAAAGATATTGAAATACCCGACTATGATTTCTTTTCAAACGACGCATTAAATCATGCGAAGGAACTGGCTGATATTTATTATCGCGCTGGGTATAATGATGTAGAAGCCAAAGCCGGGGCACATCAAGGTACATTTAAAGTTTTTGTTAACTTCATACCAATAGCCGACATTACATATTTAGCCAAACCTATATATGAATCCATTCAAAAAGAGTCTATCATGAGAGCCGGTATTCGATATGCGCCCCCGAATTATCTTAGAATGGCGATGTTTCTAGAGCTTTCCCGCCCAAAAGGAGATGTTAGTCGTTGGGAAAAAGTAATGAAACGACTTACATTGTTGAATAAATATTACCCTTTGAAAACAGATAAATGCAACACTGTTGATTTTCAGCGTAAAATGGAAGAAACCGGGGCCCAATATGATAATTCTGAAAAAATATATATGATAACGCGTGATTCTTTCATTAACCAAGGAGTAATATTTTTTGGAGGATATGCGACTTCGTTATATTCTAAATACATGCCGAAAAATATCGCTCACAAACTGTTGAAAGTGCCAGATTTTGATGTGTTATCAGAAGATATAGACAAATGTGCTATAATTTTGAAAGAACAACTATCTAACGAAGGGTTTACAAAGATAAAAATTAACGAATATGAACCGATTGGCGAAATTGTCCCTAGACGTTTGGAAATATTAATTGATAAAGAAACTATTGCGTCTATTTATGAACCAATCGCATGTCACAGTTACAATAAAATAAATTTCTTTGGGAACGAAGTAAATATTGCTACAATTGATACAATTTTGTCGTTTTACCTAAGTTTTTTATATGCAAAGATGGAAGGCTACGTAAAAGAAAGGTTATTATGTATGGCTCAATTCCTATTCGACGTTCAACAAAAGAACAGATTGAAGCAGAAAGGAATATTGAAGAGATTTAATATCGATTGTATTGGAGTTCAACATACATTAGAAGATATGCGTTCAGAAAAGGCAAAAAAGCATACAGAACTAAAAGGAAAACGTTCCACAGAAGAGTATGAAATGTGGTTCTTGAAATATGTGCCAGCTGATATAAAGCAGCAAAAAGAGCTAAATAAGCAAAAGAAACAGGCTACTAAGAAGAAACGTGATTCGGAAAAGAATGTTACTCAAAAGAAAAAACCTATATTGGGATTTTTATTTTGATCGGTTATATTTCTGTTAAAAAC